TAGTCATCCTGTCGGGCCTTGGCTCGGTTGGCCTAAACATGGGCCTGTTTGAACCTGTACGGACGTGATCGGGGAGGTACGATTTGAAAAGGCAGGGGGGGTAGCCTGTTTGGCTAAAAAAACGCCCTGTGAGCTGTTGCCCTTGCTTACGTTGCACCGCTTACAAGCTGCCACCATGTTATCCATATCCATTACATCACCTTGCTTCGATATAGGTACTACATGATCCACCTGGTTAGCATCACCACCACAGTAATAGCAGACGTAGTTATCTCGATGCAATACCCGTAGCCTAACCATCTTGTACCCAGCAGACAGCCTAGGATCACCGCGCTTAGCCATTAGTAGTGCCCAGTCTTTAGATGATAGGCCAACGCCTTACATGGTGTGCCATACCTATGAGCTATGTACTTTAGTCCGGCATCTATCTGCATATAAGGGTTATTGATCTTTAGCTTTAATAGCTGTGGTATTCCATACGCAGATGATCGCTTGTTATCAGCTCTAGGATTCCACTTAGATTCTAAGTACCAAAGCTGCTCTAGACATAGGTATTGCCTATGGTTAGTTAGTTTTATATGACTATAGAGTTTATATTTTTCTTTCTCTATATCATTATTATTAATCGCATAAGCATTATTATTAAGTGCGATTACAAGAATAGATTGTATCATACCCAACCTAATCCATTTGAATTTATGCGACATCTTGGGCGTGTCCTAACAGCTCTAATGCATAGTATGCCTGTTGAGGTACTACGCCATTACCTAACATCTTTAGCTGCTGAGTCCTTGTTAATCCCGTTTCTGTTACCCATCCTTCAGGTAATCCCATCATGTATTCAACGAACTTAGCATTTAGTTTACCTTTATCCAATGTAGCCGGAACTTCTTGTCTATCCATCTCACGGCTAAACCTGTGCTTTTGCCTATCTGTCCCGTTGATGATCTCGCTTGACGTTCTATGAAGGTATGAATAGTTTCGTCGTGATTGCGTACATGAATTACTGTCGGTGTGGGTAATAAATCCATCGCCCGTAATCCTGGTGAGTCCCTTCTCAGGTCTGCTGGTGTGCCTATATGACGATCCGTTGTTAGTGGGGTAGGCAATAATGAATAGTCTTGCTCTTTGATGGGGTGCGCCAACATCTGAAGCTCGTACAATTTGCCATCTTGCGTCATACCCGATTTCGGTAAGGTTGCCGAGAACGTGGTCAAATCCGAGGCTAAGGTGACCTCTAACGTTTTCCAAGATGACGTAATTCGGTCGTAAAATGCTAATTGCTTTTTTGATATATGGCCAAATGTGTCTTTCATCATTAGTTCCTTTTCTGTCGCCAGCCACGCTAAACGGCTGGCATGGGTAGCCTGCTGTAAGTATGTCTATAGGCTCAACCTCAGCCCAGTTAATAGTCTTTAGATCACCATGATTTACCACGCCAAAGCGTTGCTCTATGACCTGTGAGGCGTACTTGTCTATCTCAGATACCCAGACTGTTTCGGCATTAAAGTAAGCCTCAACTGCCATATCTAGGCCGCCGTACCCTGTGCATAGTGATCCGATTTTCACTCGTCGCACTCATGCTTTTCATCTGGGTTAAAGCTGCAGAAATAACATCCTGCGTTTTGTCCACAGGTTATGCACAGATACTTAAACTGTATGGAGTCACAGCATGCGTTATACACAGCGTTATCCGCAACTGTGTAAAACTCCTCACCAAGTCGCTTACTCATTTATCTTTACCCCAACCAGTTCCCTTAAATATGATCGATGGCGCACTAAACACGCGCATCATTGGGTAGCTGCAGCATAAAGGTGCGCTGTCGCCGTGTGTGCTTACCGGGTGATTCATCTCTAGTTCAACGCCGCATTGATCGCAGCGATACAAGTAACTAGGCATCTTGCACCGAATTAGGCATGACTGTGTAAAAGGCTTCGCACTTCTCGCATTTAATGATAATGATAGGGATAATGCCATTTACCAGGTGAACTACCATCTCAGGCTGCTCTGGATCGCAGTTACATCTAATCTCTAAGTTATTAGTTTTAGTCATGCAGTATCTCCTCAGCTGTAGGTACTTGGCTATCTAGCAGCATCTCAATGCCCATAACGCCACAGCCTAAGCATTGAACGCAAACTACGTTAGGCGGCAGGTTAATAAATTCATCTACAATCTTGTGCGTTTGCATCCCGCTGCCTATCTTGGCGCAAACCCTGCAGTTAATCCTCAGTAATGCCATATACGGACTTCCTTAATGCATCCATCTCGAATAACTCACGTTGAGATACCCAGTAATTGCCATCAGCTGCGTTGTAATACTTGGCCTTCTTAGCCCATAGCACGGGCATCCAGCCAATGATCTGATATACCGGACTTTTATTACAGACAAGGATTGCTACATCGCTAAGGCGTGGATAATCCTTATGGATGATTAAATGGCCGTTAATGTACTTAGTCCACTTAACTTCGAACCCTAGATTGCCAAGCTGTATGTCTGGTGCATCGTGGAAAGTGTTTACAGTAGGTATAAAGTTACGGATACCCATGTATTGCGCTACTGCGATCTCTGCGCCAGCAGCTTCACTATGCTCGGCTACGAACTCGTGAAAGTTTATCTTTGTGTTATATCGCCCAGCATGATCTGGCGTATTAGCCTTCTCGCCTGTACTACGGGCAAACCCACTAGCTGCTGCCTGTAACTCCTGCGATCGATCTAAGATCACCTGGACGATCTGAGCCATCTCGGTTATAGCCATATTGGTTTGCATTGGTCGCCCCGTGACTTACTGCTACAGGTATAGCCTCGGTATTTCGATCCCGTCTTAGGGCTTACGCCTTCTTTGTAAACCATACGACCATGTGAGCAGACAGGTGCAGGATCTAATATCTCGCCACCTAATTGCGCTTTAATGTCTGCGATGCTTTCAGCTGCAGGTCGCACACTTCCCACGCCTTCAACCTTTACTGCAGGTACAGCAGTAGCCCATAGATCAACCTCTACTGCAGGCTGAGCCGCTAAACGTTCTACCTTCTCCATGTCCTGCCGTGTAGGCCGTGCATCGCTAGGCATCAGTAACCCGATGGCTCGACCGATTGCGCTGGTGCTGCAATTTTCGATCCAAAAGTCCCTGTTTACGCCTCGATCTGATCTCTGCTCAAAGGCATAATCAATAGCTGCCGGCACTACATCCTCATGCTCACGAAATACGCAGGCTCTAATTACTACATAACCATCTTTAACGTTTAATTCAACGATCTCGGTAGTTATGCGCCCTGCGATATGTGTTTCTCTAAACCGCTTTATGCGACTATTTACATCCTCATAATTATTTAGGTCAAATGCCATCACTTGACCACACGATCACTAGCTACACGCATACCAGCTGCGCGGCCACGATTGTAGCCATCCTTCACGCCTTCTTTGTAACCGACTGACCAACCTACGATAAACCAAGCAATACTCACCATTATTACGAATACTGCTACTTTTTCTATATCCATTTACTTCGCCCTTGTTTGGGTTAAGCCGTGCTACACCGAATTAGGTAGCCCTGCCTAACGTGTAAATAAAGGGTAAAGCCTTGGACTGACAGCGGTCAATAACCGACACGCCCTAACGGGTTAGTAACATCTCGTAGATGCTATCTACCTTGGCCTCTATGCGATCTACTCGACCGCGTAGGTTATGGCCGCCGTTATTGTCCATGCGTAATTCGCTTAGGTAATACTTAACTAGATGGCGAACCAGCCCAGCCGCAAACCCCATAAGTGTGCAAATACCTATGGCTATTGCTAGTAGCGACTGGGCGGCCGTCATTTACTTAACGCCGAAAGTAGGATCGCTAGGGTTCATGGCACGCATCAATGGGCCAAGAAGTCCTGCAACGAACGCATTAGCTAGTGTCTTTGGATCGGTGATACCGGACATGTAAAGTGCAGCAGCGCAGCTAATAGCGGCGCGTAGGTAGGACAGGCCAGCGGCCTTAGCTTGTTCTTTCATGGTCTTACTCCTAAATGCCCTTAGTTGACTTGTTTTAATACTGCAATCGTATGCGTACCCGATGCAGCAATACCATATAAGCCTTCGTGATCGCCTACCGGCACTTGCAGTTTATCGCCATTATCTAGTTTGTAGCCGTTAGATGTAGTTACGTTAGCATCGCCTAAATAGACAGCACCGCCGCCTAAATTATGTAGCCATACTGTTTGATCCATAATATTTGCAGCTACTAAAAGTGTGGCTGTTGAAGTTACTGTTACTTGTGCGCTAGTCGGCATAACTTAGTCCTAACTTTTCTATTAGTTTTGCGGCTTTTACGGGGTCGATCCCCACCTCAAAATGCATTTCATCCTTGCGTGTCCAAGTACCGCCCCAATTTAGGCCGTACTTTCTACATAATGCCAGGATCATCGGTACTTTCTCAGCTGGAAACGTGCCAGCCTTGCCTAGCGGATGCTTAGTAGCGTTAAGGTCAATGGCAGTGCCGCTGCTGTGATTGCTTAACTTGCCCGGTACGCCTCGTACATCTCGGTAGCAGTAGCCCCAATCATCTAACGCACCGCCATCGATCGGCTCGATCAGTTCATGAAACTGCTCTGCAAAAGCAACAAGTAGAGGTGCAGCAAAATAGGCGCAGCGCAGCTTTACCTTGCTGCCCTTGATCGCGTAAGACTTGATACGGATCGACTCAACCTCTTTAGATGCTGGCCAGCCGTTATAACTGATTGCACTCATCCCAGTAGCAAAGCGGCTTCCTCGGCTGTTATGCCAAGTTTTGCTAGTAATGCCTCGCGTTGCGCTGGCTTAGCAGCCTCAGTAGCCTCAGCAATCGCTTTTAATTCTGCAGCTTTAGTTAAAACATCGGCATCGTTAGGCCGCTTTTTGTCATTATCAATTACTAAAGTAGATAAGTCTGAGTCATTAAAAGAAAACTCAATACCTGGTGAAAGTTCACGAATTGCTTGAGCTAGATATTTTGGATTCATTATGCACCTATTTCCATGAGGATCATTACAGAGTTTGTTGCGCCAGTTTCTTGAAAGACAAGTGTTTGACTGTTGGCTGTTGTATCGACTTTGCCCTGTGTCTTATATGTAGTTGCTGAAGTTGTTGACGGACTGTCCAGATAATTAAAGTTAACAATAGATCGAATTAGTGCAAAGGTGCTGCCATCAAAACGATTGCCAAAAGTTTCATAGCCATTTGTGCCAAAATCGCCTAAGGTGGTTGCGCCACGTAATAATTTAATGCCCATTTGCGCGTTGCGGTCAGATTTGCTTACCGCTACAAATTGCGCCACCATAACTAGAACTTTACTTGTTGCCAATGTTGGCGTAATAGTTGCTGTCAAAGTTGAATCAGTAAATGTAGTGCTGGCAATTGTTGTGGCAGTTGTTGTAGTTGCTTGAACTACTTGCAAAACTTTTCCACCACCACCAGCACTAACTGGTGTCCACGCTGATCCAGAATAATACTCGGTTGAGTTAGTGTCTTTTAAGTAACTCATATTGCCTTCTTGTGGGCTAGTTACCGCAGCTGTACGGGCTGCTGCATCGGCAAACACCCATACGCCTTGCATCAAATAGCCATTAGTATCCGCGGCAGTTAGCACATCCCCGGTAACGAACGTTTTTAAGCCTAATCCAGCAGCCATTTTCTTATCTCCTTAGTAACTTAATACCGACGTATCAAGTACGCCATATTCGGTTGAGTTTAATATAAACCCATCTATTACGGGTTCAAGTGTAGTAAAGGTAGTGCGCCATTTATTCGGAGTAACGTTGTGTGCCACGCCGAAAACTTGAAGTGTTTTTGTCAGAGTCGAGCTACCGGGCTGGTTTGTCGTAATCGTTACAGGATCAAAAAAATCTAAATCTAGGGCTGCAATTATGCCTGTGTTGTAATTGTCTGTGTATAGGTCTAACTCGATTGCATCGCATCGAACGCTAGTTTCAGCGCGGCTTGCAACGTAGGCACGGGCATAGTCAAGGGCTACGGCATCGGTCTGCATTAGCAAGTCTTGCTGGTTATAGGTATGGGCAAAATATTTCTCAACGCTTGCAGAATTTACGGCAGATTGAACGCTGCCACCTGTCCTAGTGATATTTGCTTGGTTAAATACAAGGGTGTCATCTGTTCGCCATACGGCATTGGCGTAACCAATATCTGTACCGTTATCGTTAAAGACTGTAGGTGTACCGCCAATACTTGCCACCGTTACGGTTCGATCTTGAAAAGTCCACGATCCAGCGGCATCTACATATATTGCGCCGTATTCACTATTGGTTGCTACCTGCAACGCTGCTAAGGCTGTTCGAGCAGTACCGGGGTCTGCCTGCAAGGTAGTTAAACCTGCATCAATATCGCGCATAGATGCTGGCCATGAAATCGTATTAAGAATTTGGTTAATTCTTGTACCGCTTAGATCGCCAGCAGTTGCACCTGTAACGCTACTGATCTGTGCATTTTGAGCAAGGCGCGTAGCATCGACGGCTTCAATAATCGTATATACGACATCGTTTGCGTTGCGTGGAGTAGTTGTCGTGTAGCTGGTAATAAATCCGCTGAACATGGCATAAGTGCTGCCAGCATAAGTAGCTGATATAGAAACCTTACGCATAGGCGTTAGATAACCGTAGTACGGACTAGATGAGTTTTGTGGGTTAAAATCGCCGTTTTGATCCACGATGCGTAAAGTCATGTTGCCTGTTTGAAACTCATCGGCTGTAGCGGATCGACCGCGCCTAGTGGTAACGCTATCTACTACGTTAGACACATCCACGATTAGCGCAGCTGAGTCTGCCAATACGTTAGTGCCTAGTATGCCTTCTCCTATTATGAAGGCTTGAGCAAAGGCCGCGCCCGTACCAAAGTTAATAACCGCGTTTATTGTTGGAACTGTCATTAGCCTGGCAACGTTCCTGCAGGGAATTGACTCAAACCGCGCCGTATATTGTCCAGCATCGCACGATTAATTATGTCTGAAAAATCCTCACCATTTAAAACTGATCCTTCAACCACTACTGTTACTGAGTTATCAATAGATCCAGTTTTAGTACCAGTTGGAATAATAGGGAACATATCCTCGGCCGCTGCCCACGATGGATACGTCGGACTAGGTGCAGCAGATCCACCGCCAATAGTTACACGTTCGGTAGTAATTACCTGTGTAATTGGCTTAGATGCTTCGGCTAAATAAGCCTTTAACGCTGCCATTTTTGCATCATCGGCTAATTTTTGAGCAGCTGCAATACGAGCAATTATGTCAGTTTGTGTAGTGTAGTTAAGGATATCCATTGTGGCCTGAGCCTCTGCAACAGTATCTAATGCAGCAATTTTGGCAATAGTTAATAATTCTATTTGAGTTTTTTCTGTGTAAAAATTGGCTGCTGCTAAGCCACCCGATGCGATAATAGCCGCGTTATATTTAGCGTAAGCCGCTGCCCGTGCTGCTGCAGCTTCCTCCTCGGACATCTTGGCCGCTTTAATGCGAGCAAGTTCATCAAGTAACATTTGGTTAATGTAATTAAGTTCAGTTTCGCTAATGGTCTTAATACCGGCTAACTTGTTAGTTAGCTGCTCTTTAGTCAGTAGATCAAGTTGCTTTATATAAGCAAGTGCAGCCTCGCCGTTATCCTCCTCGATGGCTTGCATAGCCAATAGGCGTAGGCGTTCATCTTTATCGTAGGTAGATTTAAGGGCGGCTGCTATCTGGATCTTGCTAAGATCAAAAGTAGATGATGCCTTAGCAAGTGATGCTCTAGCCTTTTCATCCATTAAAGCTTTTTTAGCTGCTAATGCTTTTAGTTTTAATAGTGCTTTTTCTTTAGCCAGTCTTTCACGTTCAAATTTGGCACGTTCTTGTTCGATCTTAGATAATTGTGCAGCAGACTGATCTAATACTGTGCCGGTACTCATTTGGAAATTGCCCAATGGCCCAGTAGGGAACATCACTACATCTAATTCCCTGGCAAAGTCTTTTAGGGTCTGTTCATAACCTGGAATTGACTCGACAAAACCTTGCCAGTAACCCCATAGACCCGTAGTAGGTTTAATGCCTTTGGCTGTAAACTTAATAAATAGTGCAGCTGCACCAGCAGCCGTATCAATATCTTTAGCTAACTTATCTATATCTGTTTCACCTGTTAGAGATTTAAGCGCATCTAATAGGGCATATCCGATAGTTTCACTAGCTTCACCTGCAGCAGTATTAAGTACATCTAATTGGCCACCATAAGTTTCTAGGGCAGCCTTACCAGAACCTTTGAATTGTTCAGTTAATGCGGCTTGAATTTCGGCAAACGTAGCAGTTTTTAACTCTGCAGCGGTCATTTGTAGATTAAGTTTTTTCAAGCCTTTAGTGTTGCCTAGGTATGCCTGGCTCAAAGTGTTTACAA